AAAAAGATGCGAAGAAAGAAGACGGCACTGAGATGTCGGACAAGGAAAAGCGTAAGGCCGCTTTAGAAAAAGCACGTAAGTATCAAAAGCAAAAGGCCAAAAAACAAGAAGACAAAAAGTAAGGTAGTATTCAGTAATACTCTGAATTACTGCTGTGCCAAGCTATACGCATCTTGCTTACCGCCGCAATGCTCAAGCCGCCGCACGCAGACAGCAAATACGCAAGCCACGTAACGCAGAAGCACTGAAGAAAGCCCAGGAAGATTTTGGCTTCTTCTGTGAATACGTAGCAGATAAACCACCGGCTGCTCATCACCTCAACTGGCATCGACACTTCGTCACAGAGGAGGACAGCAGTTGCCTCATCAAGATCGCTGGTCCCAATGTGGATCTCCTGGCACCCAGGGGCTCCGCTAAGTCCACAGTGTTGGGTCTGCTTACGGCGTGGGCCATTGGCATCCATACGCACGCAGGGCTGCCACTGCAGATTCTGTATCTGTCCTACACCGTTGACATCGCTCGTTCCAAATCTTCCACCATCAAACGCATCATTGAAAGCAAACGATACCAAGAAGTTTTTCCTAAAGTTCGCCTTCTAAAGAACGCCACCAGTAATGAGTACTGGTCAATTGATCACAAGTTTGCTGGCATTGACGTAACAGGTGACGAACAGTTCACGCTTTGCGCAGCAGGCCTCAAGGGTTCGGTGACTTCCAAGCGTTCGCACTTGGTCATGATTGATGACGCCATCAAGTCAGCCGCAGATATTGCCAACCCTGACATCAGGAAACAGATGCAGGACAACTGGAATGCTGTGATCGCACCCACCATGTTTGAAGGCGCACGAGCGATCTGCCTTGGTACCCGCTTCAGACACGATGACATTCACTCCACAACATTCAATGAACAAAACAACTGGCAACAGATTATCCTTTCAGCAATTCAAAACAATCCCATCACTGGCGAAGAGGAATCGTATTGGCCAGACATGTGGTCATTGGATTACCTGAAGGAGAAAAAACGGCAGGCACCAATTGCTTTCTCGTTCCAGTACATGAATCAAATCGTTCGGCAGAACGAACTTTCGCTGGCTCCGGAGTTGATTGTAAAAGCGGAAATTGCAACGGAGTTTGACGCCCTTGGGGTTGGAGTTGACCTCTCCGCTGGCACTAAAGAGAAAAACGATTACACAGTTATGATTCTTGGTGGTCGCATTGGCGACCGCATTCATATCATTGATTACCGACGTATTCGCGTCATGGGTAACCTTGAAAAACTTGATGCCCTCAAGGAGTTGTTGAATGATTGGTCAGTGATTGCCAAAGACGAACAAAGCGGTTTGTATTACCCCAGCTATTCAACGTGCGACATTTGGAGTGAGGCCGTACAGTATCAGGCGTCCCTGGAGGCAGACTTCAAGCGTGTTTGCTTGAACAATGAAGGTCTCTACAATTTAATTTGGCATCCCGTTAAAGGTTTCAGGGCAGATAAGTTGGCCCGCTTCCGTGGCATCATGGGAATGTTTGAGGACCGCAAGATTATCTTCAATCGTTTTCGTAACTTCACCAATATGTTTGAAGAGCTTACCAACTTTGGCGTAAGTAGTCACGACGATACGGTTGATGCGTTGGTTTGGCTCGTTACCGGATTAGCAAGGAAGGGACAGTTACACCTCGATTACTGACTCTTAGAATATTAAAAAACCTTGGATTCGTGGGACCAGAATATTTAGCTATTGCTCTTACGGCAGTGATTTCAGCTGCGACAGGTGGCTCCTGGGCAATGAGCAAGCTTATGAGCCGCCTGGGTGAAAGACTTAATTCACAAAGCCGAAGGGTGGATCTCTTGGAAGACCAAGTCAACCGCATGCCACTGGACTACGTATTGAAGGTGGACTTCTTAAGGGAAATTCAAGAAATGCACAACAATTTTCGCGAGATCAATAATAAGCTTGATAAACTGATGGAAAAGCTTTTGACCAAATGAGTTACATCCTTGAAGTACAAGAGGACGAAAACGGAGATCAATACATTATTTTGCCCGACGAAGTAATCGAAGAGTTGGGTTGGCAAGAAGGCGATGTTTTGAATTGGGATGTACGCGGCGAAGGTATCGTAATTTCCAAGGTAAATGACGCTTCCGGTTACGAAGTTTTAGAGGACTAGAATAAGGGAAAACCAGATAGTCACATGTATTACGGCGGAGAATCTAACGTTCCAGGCGCTCCCGGTAATTTACTGGCCGGTGGAATTCCACTGCGCCAGTTGTTTAAAAATGCTCCCTCCGATATTCCTTTTACTCCGGGCATGCCAGGCATAGTTCGTCCTGGTACTAAACAAAAATTGAAAGACATTTTTCCGCATTCCCCCGGAGGGTACGGCGGTGAAGAGGGTGGTCCGCGCTATGGCACAACACCAGGGGGAATTGCAGGTAATTTTCTAGGAACACCCATTGCCTTTGGTTCCAGTAATTTCCCTGGCGCTATTGGTAATATTCAGGGAATGGCTGATGCTTATCAACTTGGTCAAGCAGTTCCACAACAGCCAATGCAGCAGCCTTATGGTGGCTCCCCAAACAGTCAGTTAACACCTGAAGAAAAAGCTAGACTTCTTCAGCGAGGCGCTCCACCGCCAACAGACTTTCGAGAGAAGTACTTCCCGAAAGCCGAATTACCCACTGGATTTCAATCCAAATTTGTTTCGTGAGGAAGCGCTATGAAAACTAAAAAACTTGTAAAGCAAGCGCTGCATAATCCAGAGCTTTATTCTTCTGCCGAACTGGTGTATTTTGGCAAATGGTTACACTTTAAGAAGCAAGCAAAAGCTGCTAAGATTGAGTCAAAGAAAAAGGAAAATAGTTAATGGCCGTCGACGCTAAGTCTAGACTCAAGGAAATTATTGACTCGTATCTTGAAAAAGACGGCGGGTCAATGATTGACACTGGCGTCGTAGCTTCACACCTGGCGCAGATGAAATTATTCGGTATCCGCCAGGGTGTCGAGTTTTTTCCTGTGCAGGATAACTTTGGCAATCAGCGCAAAGACTTTATTGATCGTGTAATTAAATACAACTCTCTTGACATCCGCTTCGATTCAATCTGGGATTATTCACTTTGTGATGGACAAGGTCTTTTTTACATCCGTCCAACTCAGAACAACTATCGTCTTTACTACTTTCGTAAGCACGAATATCGTAGCTATTACAACATTGATGGCGAGCTTGATGAAGTTGTAATCATCTACAGCTACAAGGTCAAGAACGGGTTTGGTTACCAGCAGGACATTGATTCCGCAAGCTTAAGTGGTCCGGCCACCATGGGACAGGGCGGTGCAAAGCGTTACATCCGCCTTTCAATCAAACGCAAAACGATTGAAGAAACACACTCGGAAGGCGAGCTGTCGTTTGATAGCAACTATCAAGCAAATTTTGGTAGAACAAAAACGTTCACAAATACGTTGGGCTTTATTCCTTGCGTAGAAATTTTCCACAACGTCAAGGGTTTCTCTACTGAAGGTGTCGGTGAATTTGAAGCGTTAGCCAATCACATCTGCACGCATGATGAAATGGTTCGCACCATGCGTAAGAACGTGCAGTTCTTTGGTAACCCTACGCTTCTTTCCTCCAGGCCCAAGACCGACCTAATGGAGGCCGGTGGTGAAAACGTTGTTCAGCGTCCTTCTATCGCAGCCAACTCTGGGTTTAGTGGCCCCAGTGGACTGAGTCAATCCCGCTTCAAGGCTGATCCTATTCACCGTGGTGTTGACGGTCAGATCAGAGTTCCACGCGTCATTGCAAACCTGGAACCAAACGACCGTGTTGGTTACATTGTTCCTGATGCCATCACTGGCGACCAGAATTCTTTTGCACGTCAGTACCGAGAAGAAATTCGCACTGCCCTGGGCGGCGTTGACGAACTGTCAATTTCTGCAGGCGTGACTGCAACTGAGTACAAGTCATTGTTTGGTCGTGTTTCTGCCACGTCCAAGAAAAAGGCAATTGCTATTTACACTTACGGTATTTGCCGTTGTTTTGAGTTGATTATCTACCAAGAAGAACGTCTGTTCAGGGAGACGCTTGCCGCTGCTGCAGGATTAGAAAAACCCCTGGATCTCCCGGAGGAATCTAGTGCGGAAGACTTGGCAGCGTACAACGATGCCATGAGTGCATTTGATGATCAAGTTAAGCAGTTGATGATGGCTTGCCTTCAAACGCAGCAGATCCCGCCCGGTGTTTCTGGTTTAATTCCAGATGGCGATGTGACCATGCAGTGGCGTTGGCTTGGCCCTGTGTATGAGGATTCCACTCAAGACATCCTGAACAACTCCATCGTGGTACGCAACTTACAGGAGTTAGGTGTTGATAGCATTGAGGCACTGAAATACCTCTTCCCGTCCAAGACGGATGAGGAACGGGCCGAGATGTTATCTGGGTTTCCGTTCAGAATGGTGAATGAATTGCAGGGTGCATACTCTCAATTTGCTCGCCTTGTGGGGGGAATGATGCAAACTCCCCATCCGCAATCACCGGATTTACCGATGGCTGCGGACCCGCGATTAGATTTAACACCCTATCTATATCGCACTTTAGAAGCTTTACAAAAGGAGATGAGTTATGCAGGACGCTACCGTCCAATCGATCCCACAGACGAGCCAAGCACCAGTGGCCGTCGCGCCGAGCAGCTACGTGGTGGCAGCACCGCAAGCAGCTCCGGCCAGCTACCAGGCTCCGGCTCCGGTGGCGTATCAGGTGGGTACCAGTTACCCCCAAGCGGTACCTCAGGCAGCCCCCAGCTACCAATCCAGCCCTACTCAGTACGCCCCCCAATCCCAACCGGCGGTGGACTCGGCGGGGAATCCCTGGGAATCGGCGTTCAACAAGGTGGTGAATCTGCTGAGCGCACCAGTCCAATCCCCGTTCCAGGGTCAACCCTCGCAGCCGACGACGGCGTATACCCCGGCCAATTACGGACAGTACAGCAGCCAAGCTACGCAACAATCGGCTCCGCAGACTTGGTCTCCCAACCAGGCCTACTCGCCCAGCTATTCCCCAACCTCCTCCAATCAATCCTTGCAGGAGGCGGCAAGCCAAATGGCGGACCTCCTGGGAATGAGCCAGGACAGTCGGTACGTGATGGACGCGTTCGGGATCGAAGCTCCGGCAGTGCTGAACAACTACGCTCTAAACCTGGAGCAAATGCTGGACAGCGCCGTCGCGTGGGGAAACCGCGCCGCTGATACCATCAAGGGTTACGCTAATTTCGCTGTTAACGAGCATCAAGAGAATCTTGCCTACAACGAGATCCTTACCAATCCCGATGTTCTGAGCGATTACACGCTTAAGTTTTTTGGTCCTGAAGGTCCGTACCCTGTGTACGAAAACGAGCAGGAACTTGAGACACGCGGTTATCCGACTCAGTCGATTGGTCAGTTCCAAGCTGGCAACTTCCCTGCTCCTCCGACAGCTGCTGCTCCGCAAGCACCTGAGAATTTCTGGGGCACTTTTGGCGAGATGATGAATCGCGATCCCCAGAACGCCTGGCGCGTCCTGAACCAAGCTCAGCCTCAGACCGTTGCAAACAAACTGTTTGTAATGGAGTAAGCCATGCGTTCACTCCTTAAATACGGTGTACCTGCTGCCGCTGGCTTAGCCACGGGTGGGTACGCCCTTTCTCAAGGGGAAGATCCCGGTTCCGCAATTCTTGCTGGTACTGCGGGCGCCCTTGGTGGTGCGGCTGGTTTATTAGGCGCTCGTGCTCTTGCTGGTAAGTACTCAAGTGACGTTGCAAATTTAGCCAATACAGGCAAAACTGCAGCAGTGAAAAACTTGACAGCAGCCTCTCAAAATATTTACCCACCTATTACAACTTCGGCTAGAAATATTACGGCTGAACAAGCTGCACAAGCCGAAGCAGTAAATAAACTTCGCGCTCAACGCGCAGGCGAAAGTAAAAGAGCTGCTGCGCTCGGAGGCTTGGCAGGCGCCTTTCAAGGTATTCCTCAAGCAACTGAAGCTAATGTTTATTCAGGCCTCACGAAAGGTTTGGGCGCTCTTGCTGCTCCCGCCGCTGCTGCGGCTGCCGGTTTAGGTGGTGTTGCCCTTGGTGCCATTCCAGGCTCTCTTGGGGTCCCCGGATTCCAGCAAGGTGGGTCAGTTGATCCTGAGTCCTATGGATCTAGTAATTCCGCTGGTGCACGCACCAAAGCGTCCACACTGCAGTACATGTAATTAAATAAATTACGGGCTGCTAAAATTTGTGTTAGATAAGACACATGTGTCTTTATCTTTCACCCGATAAAAACACTAACACTGGAGGATAAACCAAGGTGTTTATTGATAGCTAGTTCAGATCCTGGTAGGTATTTCCTTTCAAGATTTGGTAAATAGCTCCGTGATTGCAATCAAACTTTTCGGCAATCTTCCGATAAGAAAGACCAGCCTCTTTTAAAGATTTGATTTTAACCACGTCGTCCGAAGAAAACTTTCTCAAAGAGTTTTTCGGCCTTCCTTTACTGGCAAAACCATTGTTTTTGTAACAACCGTTTTTCCAAGCCCTTGTTAAATTTTCTTGTTTGGTAACGATCTCAAGATTATCA